ATCCCTTTGACGATTACCAAGGTATTTGCAACTGGCACAACTGCAACTAACATTGTAGGGTTCTTTAATTAATGAATAATCTTCTTTTAGGTTTAGGCCTTTCTCCCCCTTCTAAGGGTGGTGGGGTCTTCGCCGTCCGCCTCAACGGCCAGCCGCTCACGCTGAACGGCCAAATCATCACTCTGACGCCGAGGGCTGCCTGACATGACCGAAATCAACGGTACGGTTCCGGCCGAGTTGGCCGCTGTTCAGGCTAACCTCGGCATTGCCGCGACTGGCCTGTACAACTGGAAATCCACCAACACGGTGAAAATCCGCAAGGCCATCGCCGATACCCTGGCTGGCCTGGCGTCTACGCGGATCATCGAAATTGGCGACAGCACCACGGCGGGCGTGGCCGACGTTCCGGCGGGAGCTGGCGCGGCGCTGTGGAACCTGTCGCCGCCCGCGTTGCTGTCTCGCGCCATTCAGGCCATGTTGAACAACAGCCTCGTTGGCGTTCCGCAGTCGTCGTTCGGCGACATGGGCTTCACAGACTACTCCTATCTCGGCACCTATGACACGCGCGTCGTTCGGGGAGCTGGCTGGGTGGCTGGAGCGCTGACGCTGGGCGGCGCTGGCCCGGCCAACACCACCACGACGAACGCAATCACCTATACTTTCCCGAACTGCGACACGTTCGATCTCTACTACATTCGCAACGGCGGTTTCGGGACGTTCAACTACAACGTCGATGGCGGGTCGAATACGCTCATCAACGCCGACAGCGGCGGCGGTAATTCCATCGCCAAGATTACGATCGCGGCCGGCTCCCTTGGCTCACATACCCTGTCGATCGCCCGCGCCAGCGGCACTGTCTATCTTGTGGGTGTGGAAAGCCGCAACTCGGCCATACAGGGCGTCAGCGTTTGGAACATGGGTTCGTCGGGCAAGACGTCGGATTACTTCACGACTACGGCCAACTCGTGGGGTGCGCTGACGGCGCTTAAAGGCTTCGCGCCGAACCTGACCATCATCAATCTCGGCATCAATGACCGTCGCGACCCGAATGGCCCCGTGCCGCTGGCTACTACGATCGCCAATCTCCAAACGATCATCACGGGAGCGAAGATTTCTGGCGACGTGCTGTTGCTCGACCCAGCGGCTTCGGACGCTACGGCTGCGCCGCTCGATCGCCAAGCCACTATGAGCGCCGCCCTTCGCGCACTGGCATTCACGAACGACATCCCGTTCATGAGCGTTCCGGAGCGCTTCGGTCTCTACAGCGTGGCCAACGCTAATGGCCTGATGAGCGACACGCTGCACCCGAACTCGCGTCTGAACGCCGACCGGGCGCGGCTGCTGGCTAATATGCTGCTCGCCGCCTAACCCCCACACCCCCGTATCAAGTGACTATAGTTGATCTTGTTGGTAGATCATATTAAATTTATCCATGACAGCTCTACCGGCATTCATGCTATGTGCGTAAGTCTCCAAGAAAATTGAGGACGACTTCCAACCTCCAGCATCCATCGCTACCCGGACGCTCACTCCAGCATTAAGAGCGTTGGTGGCAAATGAGTGTCGTCCAACCGAATGAGAGGATTTATAGGGAATTTGTGCTCTCCCACAAACTGCTTTGATCCTTTCATTCACACTAAATCTACTAGTATATTTGAAGACAGGTTTATCGTCATCTACATTAAGTTCTTTGAGTCTGTCTATTAGATGATCTGGAAGGTACCGCACACTATTAATTTCTGTCTTTGTCTTTAATAGCGTCGCAGTACGGTCCCTGAAATTAATTTGATCTGATTTAAGAGCAATAGCTTCTGATACGCGGGCTCCTGTCAAATTCATGAATAAGACACACGCTGCTAAATGTGGTAAATTGTCTTTGTCACATTGATCTAAGAACGTTTCTAACCATCGGCGATTTGCAGGTGCAACTAGACGGTCCTTCGGTGCATTAAACAGTTTAATACGAGCAGGCATTCTCCACCCCAATTCATGTGCATGGTATAGGACTGCTCTCATTGGCGTTATCACTTGCCTATTTAATGTAGCGGGTTTTACGTCTGGCAGTATCTTTGGTGCGGAAGCTTTAATTAGTACCGGTGTAATTGTCGAGACATCTTTATCGCCAAAAAAGTCAATCAACTTATTTAAATAACGACTCTCGCCGCCATTCTCTAAATATGAAAGAGCTGCTTCTTTAAATGTGTGCATACATCAACTCCAAAAATACTAAACACTATGTCATTCGATAATTGGTTAACGATCGCTCTCTTTCTTGTCCCCAGTTTCGTAACCGTTGTCGTTTGGCTGGTCCGACTAGAAGGTAAAATAAAACTTAATGAGAAGGCCACGACTATTCTAGAAGAGAAGGCTCGAACACATGAAGACACAAAGCTAGAGGTAGTTCGGGTACAAGAGCAGATCAAACAACTCAAGGATTTACTTGAGCGTTATCTAAAAGAAGTACACGATGGACGATAAAGAGTTTCTAGACCAACTCACTCGTCACGAGGGATTCCGTCGTTCCGCTTACCAAGACTCCAAAGGATACTGGACCATTGGTATTGGTCGAATGATCGACAAGCGCTTGAACGGCGGTCTCACGGAAGAAGAAGCCCAATATCTTTTGCTCAATGACCTCGATCGGTGTGCATCGGATCTAGACGCCAAACTTCCGTGGTGGAAATCGTTATCCGATAATCGCCGCTATGTCTTGCTCAATATGTGCTTTAATCTTGGTATCACTAAGCTACTCGGGTTCAAGAACACGTTAGCTATGGTGCAGCGTGGCGATTACAAGGGTGCCGCCAAGGGGATGCTCAATTCTTTATGGGCCAAACAGGTCGGTGATCGGGCTAAGGAATTAGCTAAACAAATGGAGCAAGGCTAGTGGGCCTCATGTCTATTCTAACAGGCGGTGATCTCATCAAGGAGATCGGTGCCACTGTTCGTCAGGTAATTCCTAATCCCGAAGCTCAACGGGAGTTTGATCTAAAGATTGCTGAATTAGCCGATAAAGCTGACGAGCGCGATAATCAACTTCTACAAGGTCAGATCGAAACGAATAAAGTAGAAGCAGCGTCCGCAAACCTTTTCGTAGCTGGATGGCGTCCGGCGATAGGATGGGTAGGAGCCACGGCGCTAGGTTGGACGTGGATTCTTGCCCCGCTCGTGAACTGGATCGCATCATTGTTTGGTGCTCATGTAGAACCTCCAGCCTTACCTGCCGACGCAATTTACCCTGTGATCCTTGGGATGCTTGGTATTTCGGCTTCTCGGACGATTGAGAAGATGCGGGGCGTGGCGACTTCAGTGAACGGCACTGTGCCTCAACCCGTGAAACCCGTTGACCCAAATACAGGATCGCTAACAACAGTACCACAAGTGACACAAACACAGGTTAAAACATCTAAAACCTCTCGATGGTTCAAATAAATTTAGCCCCTAGGGATTTCTCCCTAGGGGCTTTCTTTTTATACGACCACTAGTTCATGACCGAGTTCGTGAAGGATGGTTCTCATGATATCTTCGTCGGTATACCCCTGACCATTGTAACAATGAGCCGAAGGTCGAAGATCAATCGTCTTACCGTTTTCGAATGTGATCTTGGCTCCTTCTTCATACGAGATACCACATGTTTCACAGTCCGTTTCATCGTATGTGCGTTCTACAGTTATCTTAGTCATTATAGAATAGATGTCCAGAATAGCAAACCAATTGGTGTACCGATGTCTAGTGGATTGCTGTAGTCGTTAACTGATATCGACGACTTCGCAGGATCCGGCTGTACAGGCAAACTCTTGACTTCCTGTGGTGCCATCTTCCTTTTCGAAGTCCGAGAGTTTCGACCAATCAATTCGGGCCGGGTTGAAATTAATCCACTCCTCATATTCTTCCTTTGTGATTTCCTGATATGGAGCTTGCTTATAACTGTGTTCGCTATACGGCAGGAACGACACACCGGAGATCATATCAAAGTTCTTCCAGACCCAAGCTTGAACATCAAGCCATTCGTCTTTCTTAACGTTGATGGTGATACTAGGTTTGTGTTCACACCACGCCTCTTGTAGTGTCTTCCAAATCTCAAGGTGCTCAACGGCCGACAAATCAGCACGACAACGAGCGCCTTCGGGAGCCTTCTGCGGGAAATAGAAGACAACAGTATCCTTGGGCTTCATCACGTCTGGTTCCCAATAGACACCCTGAGACTTAAGGAATTGGGTCATCGGGTCCTTGACATCGCCCCTAACAGTGCGAAGATAAAAGGGAGCCCAACGAGTATGGATACCGGAAGCGCTATCGACGAGTTGTGATACGGTGCCGCTGGGCTTAACACAAGTAATAGCAGCACTAGCAGGTATACCCAGACGATTAGCATACTCTTTATTAGTCTCAATAGCTACCTCCTTAAGTCGTTTAAGAAGATCGCGATCAAAGGCCAGAGTAGGGTGGTCAAGGATGCCAGTAAGACTAACGCCCAGCAGACGTTCTTCCTCAGTGTTTTCACGCCAGATAGGTCTCAGATAGTTGAAGTTAGTGAAGGTGGATTGGATTGTTCCGAGAATTGTTGCAAGACGGACCTTTCGAGCAAGGTCTCGCTCAGTATCATTTGCTCGTACAACCACTTCCGATAGGTTGCAGAACTGATATGGTCGGAGAATAATTTCACTACACGGGTTGGTGCCGAACGCGTGCTCGAGGTCTCGTCGTCCATTTCGAGCAGCTTGCTTAACGCTTGCCTGTCGATTGAAGATACCACGTTCGCCGCTGTTGGACTCGTATAGAGAGTGCCACTCTTGCATAAAGACGCCAGGATCGGGTCGTTCTTGGTAACAAGCAGAGTTATTAGCAAGGGCTCGTTGGGCGTTTCCTTCCCACCAGTTTCCTGATTTTGCATGTCGCATCCTGTCGTCGCTAAGATTACTGAGACTAATCATGGCCGATCGACGAACACCACCAACGACGACGACTTCGCCGATCTTGCACATGATGTCGTGACACTCCAGGCTGGTTAGCTTGCGACCGAGGGCTTTCTTAAATGTTTCGATAACGAACGAAAATAATTGTTCAAGTGGGCCGGGACCAGAAGCACGACCACCAAAAGTCTTAAGACGTTCACCAGCAGGTCGAACACCGCTAGTATCAAAAGTAGGAAGCTTTCCGTCGTAAAGTAGAGAGATGAGACTACGGAGGCTCTCAGCCCAACCTTGTTTGGAGTCTTCCACGACAATAAGAGGGCCGTCTTCCAGCTTCTCAGGTACGACAGGAAGATTTCCGATATACTGGCGTTCAACACTAAAGCCAACTCCTGTGCCACACATTAAGATGAACATCGCCTCGTCAAAGGCGCGGGGATCATCAACGGGGAGGTATGAACAATTGTAACCGGCTACGTGATCGCGATCGAGGGCCGGACCCGCCGTCATCAGAGCACGCATTGAGGGCATGACTTCGAGATTCAGAATAGAATTGAATAGATCACAATACGTTTGACTGTCGTTGCCATCATCCCAAATAATTGGTGTCACGACATGGTGCATGTACCGGCCAACGGTCTCTTCCCACGTCTCCCGTCGTCCCTTATCATCGAGCCACCGAGCATAGCGACTGAGAGCAATAAAACGACTATAGTCATTCATCATTAGTGTATTCGGTCTCCAAGATCAGTTGCAAATAATGAATGGCTTTTTCGATATCTTGTCGTCCGCCCTTCACCTTATGACGACATACGTACTTAATAGCATTGCCCTCTAG